GGTCATAGCGCAAAACCTCCAAGGGTGAACGGGTGAACGAACGAAGGACCAATCGAAGCCTAGACTCAGAGTCTAGGCTTCTGTTCGTCCTACGGGCGTCCTAGATTGCCCGCATCGCGATGTACTTCTTCACGCCTGACCCATGCACCACGATTGCGACGTCACTTTTCGGCAGTCCGTTCCCATCACACAACGTACAGTTTGCACAGGTGGTGCGATAGCCTGCTTCTTTCGACGCTGGACACGCAATCTCACGGGCGTTGAGCGTTTCGGTTTCAAGGCGCGTCCGAAACGTCCGCCAACCGGAGCCCTTCGCGGCCGTAAGTTCATCCGGATTATCGACGCTGGCCATCACGAAGGGCTTGTACTCCGGTGACGTTGCCCAGGAGTGCGTGTAGCCGGTCGAGCGAACGCCCACGGTCAGATCGTAGAGCACCGACACCGGCAGCGCGGCCGGATCGCCGTATGCGCCCAAACGAATCGGAACACCATACTTTCGGGCAATGTCGGATGCAGTACGCCCGGAGATCCGCTGGTACGAACCGCGCGTGTAAGCACCGTAGACGGACTGGACCGATTTACCTACGTCGACGTAGCACGTGCCAAAACCACCACCCTTGCATCCCCGGTGTTTGCAGAAATTGCAGACTGATGAATCCAGGCCGGCTGCAATTGCCTGCAGTGGGGACATATCGGAACGGATGATGAAAAGTTGGGCCATTGGCCCGGTTTTGTCGTTCTCACTCGACCCATCTAGACCAGTCACGATCGCCACAATCGGCGCCCCGTCAAACCTCGACGGACCCTCGTAAACAATCCCGGACACAATTCTCTTTGCCATGTTGCAAACCCTTTGTTCTGTGTTGTCTGTAGACTCGAAACACCGTTCGAGAGCTAGACTCTAGGTCTAGCTCCTCAATGGATTAAAGCACGTAGTACACATAGCCGAGGATCACCGCAGTGATAAACACAACCAAACCCAAAGCCGTTTCAATGTCGTAGCGTCGCATTGGTGCAATCCCTTTTGTGTGTGTCGGCCCAATTGCCAACAAACATAGATAGCTTACATCTGGATAATCCGCACGTCAACCCCTGATTTATGCATCGTGCGGTTTTTTTTCATCGGCGGTAGAATATCGGTATGAGTGACGTATCTACTCGCGGCCGATTTCAACCCGGCGGTATACCTGGACCTGGACGCCCAAAAGGCGGAATTGCTCAAGCTACGCTCGAAATCAGGGCATTTTGTCGCAGTGTGGTCGAATCGGCTGAGTACCGGCAAAAGCTTTACGACGATGCGGTAGCGCGTCGCCTTTCCCCTGCCGTGGAAATGATGCTATGGGACCGGGCGTTCGGTGCTGTACCTAAAGAGCTTCGCATCGATGATGTGACGTCCCTAGATACGGAAGACCTTCTGCGTCGAATGAGAGCGATTGCCGCAGCTATGCCTGAGACCGACGTCCTGCCGAAGCTCGAGGGTGAGGAACTCGAGGGGACAGACGATGGAAACGAGCCTCCAGCGTAAACAGAATCGCCTGGCCGGTGGGGGGGGGGGGAGGGGGTGCCTTGAGTCCCATTCCGCAGACGGCATCCCCCTCTGATTACGGAGCCGAGTGTCGTTGATTACACCGACCGTCCCTGTTGCAAAACGACTGCGCCTTTAGTACAGTGACAGTGACATCGCGGCCGAAAGACAGACCGAGAGCAGAGGCAGCGAAGCGTCACCTCTGCCGACGACGCTCAGCTTTTATGACTTCTTGAGGCGTGTAGGCTGGCGCGGTGTGGACTGATTACAGGTGCAGTCCTTGAGCCGTTTCAGGGCGGCATCGAGGTCGGTCTTGAGGCGGACGGCGATGCGCTGGTAATGGTCGCGGGTGGAGCGCAGCGTGTCGAGTTCAATGCGTTCTTGGGCGGTGAGGGCCTCGGGGGAGGCGTGGGGTTCCCAGGCGAGGCGGGCGGGAGGCGGGGTTGGCACGGGGTCGGGCAACGCGTCCCAATCGAGCGGCACGTCACGGTCAATCGGCATAGGACTCCTGTGGTAGGCTGAACGCCAAGGGGACATACACGATGCGGTCGGATCTCGCCGCCGAGGCGGCCCGGATTGTCGCGGAACTGGAGAAGCGACGGTCTGCCAAGTTTGCCACGTTTTTCCCGGATACAGGGCCGTTGCGGCGGGAGTTGTATCCCAAGCACGTCGAATTCTTTGCGCTCGGGGCGTCCTACAAGAACCGGCTGTTTATGGCCGCGAACCGGGTGGGAAAATGTTGCGTCGGCTCCACGCAGATTGAGACGACGGACGGGCCACAGTCCCTTGACGCGCTGTACCGCGCTGGGCGGTCATTTGGCGTGTGGGCATGGGACGGCACCCGTCCGGTTACGGCTACGGCGTCTGCGCCGTTCAGCAAGGGGCGTCAGGCGTGTTACCGGGTGACGCGGGCGGATGGGTCGTGGATTGCGTGCGCGGACGAGCATAGAATCCTGACCGACGTCGGATGGCAATTTGTGCGCGACTTGCATCAAGTTTTGCCTTCCCGTCCGGTGACCAGCGTGGGGTACGACCCGCAAGGTCTACGCGCAGATGCTCGGCATTGGTGGCAAACACCACAAGGTTGGTGGGATCGTTGTTGTCGGGGTTTCCGTCGCGGTGATGGACGACTTCCGTGGGCAATAACAGCCGACCCAGTGTCTGCTCGGCTACAAGGCGATGCTCGGCCACATACCGCTGCTTGGTCGCATGGGGATGGTCTGGGCAATAGCAATACCAATAGCGCCCTACTTTGCGACGACCGCCGGCCCAGTTGGGGTGACCAGCTCCGGCGCGTGGGCCAGTGCGTTGTGTCTGCCAGCCAAACCGCTTGCACCATCGCTGCACAGTGGTGCGGTGTAGGCCAAGTGCTGCGGCGACAGCGTCTTGCGTGTCTTGGCGCACCTCAATGCGGTGCTGTACTTCTGCCGCCAGTTGATGGAACTTCCGGGCGTGATGCGGTGTCATCTATTGCCTCCAACCGCATTATATCAGTCGAACCTATTGGCATCCATGAAGTGTTTGACTTCGAGGTGGAGCGTTATCACAACTACCTCGCGCACGGCATGGTGCATCACAACAGCGAAGCGGGAGCCTATGAGGTGACCTGCCACCTCACCGGCCTGTATCCGCATTGGTGGACCGGACGACGCTTTAGCCATCCGGTCGAAATCTGGGCCTGCGGCACCAACAGCCAGACGACCCGCGACATTGTGCAAGCCAAGTTGCTCGGGCCGTCGTGGGACGTGGGCAGTGGCACGGTTCCGCATCATCTCATTGCCGACACCACCACGGCGCGAGGGTTGCCGGGAGCCATTGAAACGGCGTACGTCAAACATGTGTCAGGCGGCACGTCGGTGCTGTCGTTCAAGAGCTACGAACAGGGCCGGTCGTCATTTGAAGGCACGGCCAAGCACGTCGTGTGGTGCGACGAAGAGCCGCCGCAAGACGTGTATACGGAACTGATGTACCGCACGATTACGACCAAGGGCATCGTGATCGTGACGTTTACGCCGCTGCAAGGCATGAGCGACGTGGTGCGCGGGTATCTGGAGCCAGAATCTGACGTGGCCCACCAGATGCAGACGTTTGTGCAAGCCGGCTGGGAAGACGTGCCCCATCTGGACGCAGACGAGCAGAAAGCCCTGCTGGCGACGACGCCGCTGTACCAGATCGCGGCCCGCACCAAAGGCGAACCGGCCCTCGGGTCGGGCGCGATTTACCCCATTGCGGAATCCGATGTCATTGTGCCGACCGCGCCCATTCCCGACGAATGGCCCAAGGCGTACGGCATGGACGTGGGATGGAACCGCACGGCGGTGGTGTGGGGCGCCATCAATCCGGCATCGGGCGTCGTGACGCTGTACGATGAGCATTACCAGGCCCAAGGCGAACCCGCGAGTCATGCCGCCGCGGTGAGAGCCAGAGGCGACTGGATGCGCGGCGTCATTGACCCCGCCAGCTTGGGCAGCAGTCAGATCGATGGCCGGCAGTTGATGGAGGTGTATGCCAAGATGGGCCTGCACCTGGACCCGGCGGTCAATGCCGTCGAGGCGGGGCTGACCGAAGTGTGGAACCTGCTGGTGTCCGGGCGACTGAAAGTGCAGGCGCATTTGCACAATTGGCGCTCGGAATTCCGCAAGTACCACCGGGATGACAAAGGCCGCATCGTGAAAGCCCACGACCACTTGATGGATGCCACCCGGTATCTCATTGTGTCGGGGCGGGCGCAGATGCGTCTGCCAAAGGTGCTAGACTATACGCCGCAGCCCATCTTTTCGGGCGGGGCGGAGACCAACGGCGGGTGGCTGAGTAGCTAAGGACGCGCATGAGCGAACGGAATGACACGGCAGTCCTGAACGAAGCGCGGCAACGGTTCACGCAAACGGTTGACCTGCTGAATGACCAGATGAAGCGGGAACTGGACGATCTCAAATTTGAGTTCGACCCGTGGCCGGAAGAAGTCAAAAAGCAGCGCGGTGGCGTCACCATCAACGGCGTGCCGGTCCCGCCCAGGCCGATGCTGACCATTCCCACGCTGGACCAGCCGGTACAACTGCTCATCAACCAGCAGAAAGCCTCGCATCTGGGCGTGCAGATTCACCCGGTCAGTGAAGACGCTTCGGATGCCACCGCCGAAGTCATTCAAGACCTCTATCGCGACATCGAAACCAAGTCCCGCGCCTCGCTGGCCCGAGACTGGGCCTTTGAGCGGGCGGTCAAATGCGGACGGGGCGCGTACCGCATCGATAAGGTGTGGGCGGACGAAGACACGGATGGCCCCGGACTGGCCGACCAGAAGATTGTCATCACCCGCATTTTGAACCAGGGCGCGGTGTACTTTGACCCGATGGCGCAACAGCCCGACTTTTCCGACATGCAGTACTGCTTTGTCGGCGGGTTCATGCCGTTCTCGCAATTCAAGCGCGAATTTCCTGACTCTAAGGTGGCGTCCTACGACGACCAAGAGTTTTCAAGCTTGGGCGATTCGTTTCAGCGGTGGATTGCCAGCGACGACGAGAACGAGCGGTCGGTGCGCGTGATGGAATACTGGCGCGTGGTGCAGCAATCGCGCACCAAATGCCTGTATCGCACGCCGGATGGGCGCGAAGTCACGGGCTGGAAGGATGAACTCGGCGACAACGTGGACATCGTGTTCGAACGCGAGGTGGCCGAGCGCACAGTCGAGTGGTTCAAGCTCAACGGCATGGAAATCCTCGACCGGCAGGACTGGGATGGGCAATATATCCCGATTGTGCCGGTCATTGGGCGCGAAGCGAACATCGACGGGTTGCGCCGATGGACGGGTGTCATCTCGCCGGCCAAAGATGCGGCGCGATTGTTCAATTACGGCGTGTCGTCAGCCGTGGAAACCGCCGCCTTGGCTCCACGCCAGCCGTGGTTGATTGCGGAAGGGCAAGAAGAGGGGCATGAGCAGGAATTCCTGCAATCCTCGACGCGCAACTTCCCGTATCTGCGCTACAAGCCCACCACCCTGAACGGTCAGCCGGTGGCCCCGCCGCAACGCATTGCCGCCAGCGCCGATATTTCCTCGGCCATCGCCATTATTCACGAAGCCCGTGACTACGTGCATTCCGCCACGTTTGCCTTTGAGCCGACACTGGGCCAAGTGTCCAGCCAACGGTCGGGCAAAGCGGTGCTGGCGCTGCAACAGCAGTCGGATGTTGGCAATAGCAACTACCTCGACAACCTGACGCAGATTTCGATGACGTATGAGGCCAAGGTCATTCTGGACCTGATTCCTCGCGTCTACGACCGACCGGGTCGTGTCGTGCAGATTCGCGGCAAGGACGATGTCACGGCGCAGGTCA